AAACATTCAGACGTTTGAACACCATTAAGCAATGGCCCACCAACTTGGGGAGATAGTGAGACAATTTGCTGCAAGAGTCCGTACCTGCAACAACCCAGAACTGGGTAGAGACCTGCTGTCAGACATCACAGTGGCCAGACATAACTATTTTGCGCAGGAATTCTGTTATAGTATCGGCATAGAATACAGAAATGATGTACCTGCGCTGGATATTGTAATGGAAATGGTCCCTGATTTTAATCCTGCTCAGATTAGAGTGCCTAATATAACACCAGATAATTACTACAGAGATGGTAATAAGATCTACATAATAGATTTTAAAGTTTCAGTTAGCGATGAATCAGGAAATCATACTTTTAAGAAATATAATACACTATTCGGGGATATCTTTGATCAATTAGGAGTAGAATATGAGGTAGTTATCATCAGAATGGATCCTAGTTCTATGCACTTACATATATCGTCAGATAATTTTGCAAATATCTTTCCAAATGTTATCTTAAACTTAGATTTTTCCTGGTACTTTAGGCTGAAAGACGAATTATATGAGAGATTTAGGGATAATGAGGAATTTATGGAACTTGTAGCCCATGGTGAATTCACCCCAACAATTCCTTGGGTCAATGAAGAAACTGCTGAACTATTTGACCATCCAGTTTTTGTAGATTTCATGAATTCTATGGGCCCAGAAGCAAGGAATGATTTCTTTCAGGCACTCAACTACAATGCTTTTCAAGCAGACAAATGGAATGATCTATTACATATGTTTATACGTAAGTATAGTATGAAATATAAGGATTTTTTGAAAGAAATGTCAAGGAAAGTTTTCATGGCAGACGAAGATTATAATAAGCCTAGTAGATTAGAAATTCAGAAAGGGTGGGCTGAGATGATAGAGAGGGTCAGAGACACTAGAACTATGGTTACAGATATACATAAGCAAAAGCCAAGTATCCACTTTATATGGTCCCCACATGACAGCACTAAGCCTCAAGATAATAATTCTAAGATACTAGAATTATCTAAGGCCCTACAAAAAATCAAGGATACTGATCCCATGAGTACTGCTTTTAAATACATTGGAAAATTAATGGATTTTAGTTCAGACATTAATGCATATGAACAGTTTTGCTCTAAACTGAAGAGGGATGCTAGGAGTACCCCACGACAAAAAAGTGCTCCAATTGATCCTATAAAAATAGGTCCATGTACAGCACTCTGGGAACAACAATTCAAGATGGACACTGATGTAATTCCTAAGGAGATAAGGTTGAGATTCTTAAAGGAGTTCTGCGGGATAGGTAACCATAAGCAGTTTAAAAATAGGATGTTAGATGATCTAGACTTAGAAAAACCTCAGATTTTGGACTTTTCTGACTTAAATATCCAGAGGAATGCCAATTTGATGTTTCAAGATACTAAATCCATGATGTCCAAGACATCTGGATTGCAGAAAATTGGCAATGTTTTGGAAGAATTCAGAGACAAAATAGAGGGAGCAAATGAAAAGACATGGTCACATATAGAATATATAGCTCAAAGTAGGTTCTGGCAAGCTGTCAATGATTTTTCTGTCATAGTTAAGAATATCTTGTCAGTTTCTCAATACAATAAACACAATACATTTCGAGTAGTGGCTAGTGCAAACAATAGGTTCTTCGGCCTGGTATACCCATCAGCAAGCATCCAATCAAAAAAATCAACTGTGGTATTTTCCACTGTATGCCTGCATAAGGATCAGAGAGATGTTTTGAAATGCGGGGCATTATATAAAACTTACAAAATAGGAGACCAATATATATCTATATCTAAAGCAATCCGGTTAGATAAAGAAAGGTGTCAAAGACTTGTTACAGCTCCTGGTATCTTTATGTTAACTACATTATTGCTGAAAGGAGACACTGAGATAGACTTAGACGAGATTATGGCTTTCTCATTCTTCACATCTTTATCTATAACAAAAAGTATGCTTTCACTGACAGAGCCGTCAAGGTATATGATAATGAATTCATTAGCTGTAAGTAGTCACGTTAGAGAATATATTGCAGAAAAGTTTTCTCCCTATACAAAAACCTTGTTCTCAGTCTATATGACAGAATTGATACACAAAGGCTGCATGTCAGCAAACAATCAAAGAACCAAAATATCTGTCAAAGATGTTTTCCTGAATGAGTATGAAATAACCCAGAAAGGTGTGTCAGAAGATCGTGACTTGGAATCTATCTGGTTCCCTGGACACGTAAACCTCAAAGAATATATTAATCAGGTTTATCTCCCTTTTTATTTCAATGCCAAAGGGTTGCATAATAAACATCATGTTATGATAGACCTAGCTAAGACAGTCTTAGAAATAGAGCTAGAACAGAGAGAGCAACTGCCAAATCCATGGGGCAAGGATTTCCAAAAGCAATCTGTAAATTTAGAGATCTTGATCTATTCAATAGCTAAAATGTTAAACAATGATACATCAAAACACAATCATTTGAGGAGTAGAGTAGAAAACAGGAATAATTTTAAGAGATCGTTAGCCAGCATATCCACATTCACAAGCTCAAAATCATGTATAAAAGTGGGGGATTTCTCAGAGCATAAGACAAAAACTGTCAAGAGACTGAGGAAAATACAAGAGAAAGATGCAAAGAAAACAAGAATTGCTAATACAGAGTTTGTTGCTGAAGAAGACCGGGATTTAGAAATAGCACATGGCACGTATCTTGATCTTGTCAAGTCTGTACCAGAGTATACTGATTATATATCAACGAAAGTGTTTGATAGATTGTATGAAAAATTCAAAACTGGAGAATTTGAGGATAAACCAACAATAGAAATAATTATGGATGTAATGAAAGAACATAAGAATTTCAAATTTTGCTTCTTTAATAAAGGACAAAAGACTGCAAAAGATAGAGAAATCTTTGTCGGGGAGTTAGAGGCAAAATTATGCCTATATTGTGTGGAAAGGATTGCAAAAGAAAGATGCAAATTAAATCCAGAAGAAATGATATCAGAACCTGGGGACGGGAAGTTGAAAAAATTGGAGATCAATTCAGAGAGTGAGCTCAGATACTTAATCGAAATGACGAGACGGGAAATGTCAAAAGAGGAGGAATTTATAGAGACATTCACTAAAGAGCCAAAAGGTGTGAAGATAGAAATAAATGCCGATATGTCCAAATGGAGTGCACAAGATGTATTTTTCAAATATTTCTGGCTCATAGTTTTAGACCCAATTTTATATCCTTACGAGAAGCAAAGAATACTATACTTTTTTTGCAATTATATGGATAAGGAGCTGATATTGCCAGATGAGATGATGTGCTCATTGCTTGACCAGAAAGCAGAAAGAGAGAATGATATCATTAGACAAATGACAAACAATTTCCACACAAATACTGTAAATATAAGGAGGAATTGGTTACAGGGCAATCTAAATTACACTTCTAGTTACATTCACAGTTGTTCTATGATGGTATTCAGAGATATTGTTAAAGATGCCACAGAATTGTTGGAAGGCAATTGTAATGTAAATAGTATGGTACACTCAGATGACAACCAAACATCAGTAATAATAATACAAGATAAACTTAGTAATGATTGCATCTTGCATTATATCTGCGATTTATTTGAAGCTTGCTGCCTGACATTTGGAAACCAGGCAAATATGAAGAAAACATACATTACAAATAATATAAAAGAATTTGTTAGCTTATTCAACATATATGGAGAACCGTTTTCTGTCTTTGGCAGGTTCTTGCTGCCTGCAGTGGGTGACTGTGCATATATAGGGCCTTATGAGGACATGGCCAGCAGGTTATCTGCAACCCAAACAGCAATAAAACATGGTTGCCCTCCTAGTTTAGCATGGGTAAGCATAGCATTGAATCACTGGATAACATTTAATACATACAATATGCTACCAGGTCAGGTAAATGATCCAACCAGGATTTTTTATTGTGACAGAGATGAACTTCCAATTGAATTATGCGGAATCCTGAAGGCAGACTTGTCTACTATTGCATTAATCGGACTTGAGGCAGGAAATGTCTCTTTTCTGACGAGCTTATTGAGAAAGATGTCACCTCCACAGCTTATAAAAGAATCTGTCCAGAGCCAATGCAACAATATTGAGTTTTGGGACCTGACTAAACTTACCAGGATGGAAATAATAAAGCTGAAAATCCTGAGATATATTGTATTGGATACAGATATAACCGGCGACAATACAATGGGGGAGACTAGTGACATGAGAAGTAGATCTATCATAACACCGAGGAAGTTCACAACATTATCATCATTAAGTCGCCTAGTGTCTTACAATGATTATCAAGAAATAGCTCAGAGCAAAGAAGAATTTGACAATCTGCTGGAAGATATGCTAAAACACCAAGAGCTATTAGTAACAAAGGGAGAGTGCCCTGAGGATTTCATAAAGACAATCCTCTTTAGGTACAATTCAAAGAAATTTAAAGAGTCATTATCCATACAAAGTCCAACTCAGTTATTTGTCGAGCAGATTTTATTCTCTAATAAGCCGATAATAGATTATTCAGGCATTAGGGATAAATATATAGGACTCTTAGACATGCCTCAAGTCCAGGAAAGTGACACAATCATTGGCAAGAAAACCATACCGGAGGCATTTGAAACACTCAGCAAAGACTTGGATAATTTCGAACTCGACGTAGACGATGTTAAGTTAGTATACTCTTTTTGTATCCTAAATGATCCCTTAAATACAACTGCATGCAATGCTATTTTACTATCACAAGTTCAATCCTTGATGGATAGGACTAGTATGTCAGCAGTTACTATGCCTGAATTTAGAAATATGAAGCTGATTAGATACTCTCCAGCGTTGGTGCTTAGAGCTTATCTACATGGGACATACAATTTAGGAGGCGCAACAGAGGAAGGTATGAAGAGAGATTTGTACCATCTCGAAGAGTTTATAAACCAAACAGGGATTTTGCAGAAAGTTGAAGACAGGATTAGAGAGCATGAGACCAGAATTGCAGAGAGAGATTTACTATTCGAGATCAGAGAGAGGACAAAATTTCTGCAAACGTGTTACGACTACATAAAATCAACAGAACATAGAGTAAAAGTCTTCATCTTACCTTGCAAGGCATACACAGCATTTGATTTCTGTGCAACAATACATGGGAATTTAATTAAGGACAAAGGGTGGTATTCAGTCCATTATCTAAAACAAATAGTTTCTGGGACAGCCAAAGCCATTGTAAGCCAAAACCCAGCAAGTGAGCAGATAAATATGGACGAGTGCTTCAAACTGCTGGCCCATTTCTCAGATACTTTCATTGAGTCATCCTCTAGGTTAAAATTTGCTAGGCGCATAATTGATGAATACACATACAAGAATATACCTGTAAAGAAATTATACGACATGCTTATTAAAGATCCTAATAAAAGACAACATTTTATGCCATTGCTGTACCATCTGAATGAATTAAAGCAATCAGATTTAGACAAATTCGACGCTAATAAAACAAATGAAAGAGTCAGTTGGAATGACTGGCAAGTAAACAGAGATATGAGTACTGGTATCATAGACTTAACAATAAAAGGTTACATGAGATCAATTAGAATAAAGGGAGAAGATGACAGATTAGAGATAGCTGAGTTGCAACTTGTGATTGGTGACAACACTTCAGTGGAGAGTCATGGCAGAAAACTTTTGAATACTAGACACAACTTAAAATTGGAGCGCATGCAAATTCACAAGTTCTTAGAGCAGGGAATGTATTACATTTGTTGGCAAAGACGAAATAAATATACATATACTTACCAGATACTATTGGCTGAAATAATAGAAAATAGAAATAGGCAACCAGTGTCATTGATAAGTGGAAGGGCAAACCTTTTAAACCCTGTCTGCCCTGTGATAGTGAGTAGGTCACCTTCAATGGAGAAGATCAGGCTGACAGCATTAAGATATCTAAATCCTGAAGTAGAATTGTCGAAATTAAAAATCACGCAGAATGAATTTGCTACAACTAGAAGATGCCATTTTTCCAAGATGCCATTCTTTTATGGAAGCGAGTTTACTGTGGGAAATATAAACATAAACAAGCTAATGTCAACACCAAGTTTATTGAATGTGAATTATGCATCCTTATGCCAAACACCATTGATAACACTGGCACAAATCTTTCAATGTGATGGCCAAACTGAAGAAGAAGATGAATTTGAATTTCTTTCGGACGAAACATTGGAAGAAATTGATACAGCTCCAGTCAATGCTATCCCATTCTTCAATGTCAGCTTCCCAACAAGATCAAAAAAAGGATATACATATAAGCAAGCCCTTCAGCAGGCACTCAGTGCTGGATTGGAAGAAATGGAAAAGGAATTTGACTTCACAGGCCAAGGATATTTCTCACCAAAGAACATTGGTGTAATATCCTTTATGATAGGCTTAGTCAATAGGTTAAATACTAATGAATGGTCTACTGTGCTGGTCAAATGTATCCACATGTCTTTCTTCAATAATAAAAAGGATAGAGTATTCCACTTATTCAAAATTCCGAAAGTATTCATAAAAGACCCTATAGGTGAAATTATTGACTGGAACAAAGCAAGGGAGTTCCTAATTGGGATAAAGCCAAAAGACGAGACCAACCATTGGGGCCAGATGTTCAATCATTTCAAACAAAAATGCCTAAATGCTATTGATCTAGAAATAAAAATGGAAGGGACATCATGGGGAGACATGCTAGACATGATTGATGAATTTAAGGATGAGGAAATGTTCCACTTTGAATAGTGCCCAATTTAAATTGACGCAAAATGATGCTTTAATACACACATTG